AAGGTAGTGATCATTCTGTCCCACTCCTGACGCTTTTCTTGGATCAACGCTTCCTTTGAGGATATGGCAAGGATGTCTTGAAAGTACTTGACCCCGAGGGCAAGTGCGTCTACCCGGTCATCGTGTTTAACGGCCCCCTTCTCACGACACATCCTTGTCAGCTGATACATCAGCATTCTTGGAAGGCGTTCTTCGGGGGCCATGTCGTTGTTGGACTGGTAGTCCCAGGTAATCAGTCGTTGGTCGATGATCAATCGATGCTGATTAAGAACGGGTTCCAGGGTGTCAATGATTCGGTCTTCCTTTCTAGTTGTAGCTCGGGTCTCCTCAAAGTTCATGCCAACCTTCATTTCGATGGCGTGCTTCTTGAGAAGTTCCATGATCGCACCGTCACCAAAGTTGGATTCAATCAGACATGTCTTTGAATTGAATTGCTTTGAGCGACGCAGGATTTCTCTCAGGGTTGTGTCGGAGTACCCGTCCTGGGTGGCATAGATATCACGAATGTAAATGAACCCGTTGATCTGTGACAGGATGATGGACACTGTCTCGTCTTTACCCCGACCAGAGGGGTCCACGGCGGTAATGGTCTCGTTCCACGGCACGAAGTCACCCGTTGCTTTGGGTCGATGCCAGCGGTCCCCCGGAAGGGCAACAGCGGGTAGATCAAGCAGGGTCTCCTTGTCAGCACCCCACACCAGATCAGACGGCCCACGAGCAGGGTCCAAGGCAAGAACGGAGAAATCCGATAGTTTAAGGGGAAACTTGAGGGCATCGGAAAGGGACGTATCCAGCTGAAATTGCAACATAAAGTTGCTTCGGCTCATACTTTGCTCACGTTCGAGCAGATTGATTTCCGAAAAACGTGTATCGGTCGGTGTCCAAGAAAGCTTTTCTAAACCGTGCTCATCAATGTCCTTTTGAAGCTCTTCTGCCAATACGTCTTCGTATCCAACAAGGCTCTTGGGATACCTGGCGGGCCACACCATAGGGGTATAGCCACGTTCTCGTAAGGTACGATAGATTGTAAACGTAGTTTGAGGCGTGCCAAGGAAGATCACACGGCTGTCCTTTTTGGGCGTAAGCACGGATTCAAATTCAGTGACCAGCTGAAGCAGCTTTTCCCTCATCAAATCTGTAGCTGAGTTGTTTGGAACTTCGATGTCATCAGCCACAATAAGATCAGCTCGGCTACCAGTCAACTGACCACCAATACCAACACTCTTTACTGAGGGACTTTGAGCTGGTTTTGCACCGGCCACATCAAATGATACTCGACTCCACCGTTGATCATCGTCTACTGGAGCCAAATGGTTTAACCAGGAAAACTCAAGAATACAACGTTGGCAAAAAATGCTAAAGTCATCGGCACGCTGCTTGCTGGCCGACACCACCATAATCTTTTTGTCTCTATCACAAAATAGGTTCCACAAAACAAAGGCAGCCGTAACCCAGCTCTTGCCGCAACCTCGGAACATTTGCAGCTGAATACGTTTGCCTCCATTTTGAAGGTAACGCGCCATTGCTAGTTGAGCGCGAGTAGGAGCGGGTAGTTGAAGAGATTTCCAGCAGAGCCTAAGGAACAGACTAAAGTCGTCCTTCAATTTTTGCTCTAAGCCTGGCTGCGATTGTTTCGAGTTCATCGAGGGTTGCATCATTTTTAATGCGGTTCATGCGGTAACTAATTAACCAAACATTGTCTTTTGTGTAACCCTTTCTGGGGTCGATACGATCCAATGATGGTGAGTTGTCTTGAGGTTTTCCATGCCCACGTTCCCACAACAAAGGTTCATCAGTGATTGGACACGTTAAGCGATACAGGCTTTGTAAAAACTCGTAGTCTAGATCATGGTCCAAGGATTTTGCTTTAGCACGCTTGCGGGTATCCCAAAGCATGTTTTGCAAAATAGCCTTAACTGGATCAGATTGGTTAAGTTTTGCACGGTAACGTTGAGTGGCACCTCTCTGCTTCTCTGCGGCGTGATGAGGGTGATAGACCATGGATGTACCTAAATAATAAATAAAGGGCCCTGTAGGGGCTTACAGGACCCAATGGTGGCTATTTCTTTTTGCGGCTCTTGCCAGCCTTACTGAGGGCGATGGCAATTGCTTGCTTATTAGGGTAACCTTCCTTAGAAAGCTTCCGGATGTTTTTGGAAACTGTTTTTGTGGATTTACCCTTTGAAAGGGGCATTACTTTTCCCCACGAATTTTGGTGTTGTACTTCTTGCCACGCCAGGTGAAGGTACTCTTGCCAGCCTTACGGGAAGTCTTAAAGGCACTATCAAACGAACCCTTGTCCATTCCGCCCTGAGTCAAACGCTTAGGCACAGCAGGACCTTGAGGGTTGCCGGTCGGCTTGCCCTTAAGGGTTCCGTCAGCAAGCTTGCGAGGAGCCAGCACAGCGGCAGCAGCCCCAACAGGACCAGCGGCTTTAGCAGCCTTTGCCAGTGTTGCTACGGTACGCGCTGCTTTTGCTGCCATCGGAGCCATTCCACGGCCGGTCGTAACCTTTGCCGAACCAGGAGTTACGCCTTTACCGGAGGTGCTAACTTTAGCTTGACTGACAGCCTGACGGTTGGCCCGTTGCGGGTTTTGACCCTTCGTTACGGGCTTCTTGGTTGACCGCTTGCTGCGGTTAGAGGAGGAGGTAACTTTTGCCATTGTTATCAGGCGTTGATGGGACCGGAAGTCGTAGCCACAGTAACGGAGAAACCGGAACCAGTGCCACCGATGTTGGCAGCAGCAGCACTCAGCACTTCACCAACGTCATAAGCAGAACCGCCGTTGACGATGGTCACAGCCGTCACAGCACCACCAGCAACGGTGATGTTAGCGGTAGCGCCAGTGCCCGTACCGCCGGTTAGAGCCACGCCGGTATAAGTTCCGGTCGTATACAGCGTCCCACCAACAAGGGTGTTGACGGTCAGGATGCGACCTTGAACGGTCTCAACGCGGGTGGCACGACCAACGCTGGTGGTGGTCACGGCCTTGTCAGCAACAGCAATGGCAAACACGGCATCCTCTGCTTCCTTGACGGTGGTAGCAGCAGTGATACCAGAAGAAGTCTTAGCGGCCAGGGTGTCAATGTTTTGGGCCTTACAACGACGCCCAGGGGCAGACGAAACATCACCGTAAGCGGAAACGAGTTCAGCAGCTTTAGTAGCCATAATAATCACTCAAAAAGGGGTTAGCTTGCGGTCCAAGAAAGGACCTTAGAAAAGTTGGAGGTGTCAAAAGAGTCTTGACCGACCCACCAGGACAACCAGTGGTTCGAACCTTTGGACTGGTTGCAATTTAGGCAGGCGGGCACAACATTATGGGTAGTGTCGTGACCACCTCTGGCCTTAGGATGGACATGATCGAGCGTTAGGTTTTCAGACGAGCCACAGTAGACACACTGATTGTTCCAGTGCTCTTTGATGGCTGTCCTCCACATACGCTTTGCTTCGGCTGCGGTCATGGCCTTAAGAAAGTAGAGGTATTCAGAAGGATCTTTGAGAGGCATGAGGCCTGCTGCGGTGGTTTACTTCTTCTTTGGGAATCCTGCTTTCATCGCACTATATGCCTTAGGAGACACCGTGCTCTTGCTCTTTGGACGGCTGGTCCCTGCCTTGCGACGCTTGTTCATGTTAGCGTAGAGGCCGGGGGGCTTGGCGTTTCCTTTGTTCATTTTTTGGTGCTCTTACCATTGTGGCCGTTTCTGGCTCGGTTTTTGGATGGCGATTCAAGAACCATGCGGCCATCCTTTGTATGTGATAGGTCGGCACCACCCTTGCTGGCAATGCCGCGCCGTCTCCGCGCTGTCCACCGCTCTTCCGAAGCATTCTTAACGGTGGGTTTTTTATTCAATTTGCGTTGATAGGCAGCCTTTTTAGCAGCTGCCTTTGGATTTGCCGCATAATACTTAGCGGACTTACTTTTTGCTTGCGCCATTGTTAAAATAAACGTACTGTTCAAGGCGCTCAAGGCGTTGATCGGCCTCACCTGCTCGGTGAACAAGCACATCAACGGACTTAGCAATGTTGTGGAGGGTAAGGAGGTGCCATCCAAACAGGCCAAGAGCTGCGGTGGCTATGATATTTCGGATTAATTCCTGTGTATCATCATCTGATGGCCCTTTCGACATCCTCCATCTCCAATTCTAGTGATTCAAAGAGGGCGGCAAGCGGAGAACCAGACACCGGAAGACCGGTAATGTTGTTCTTTGAAAGCCAATCGGCTGCTGCCTTCAAATCTTGAGTTGTAGCGACACCACTTTTAATGCGGTCAATCAATTCGTTTGTTACAAGGCCGTGAAGCTCGTTAAATTGATCTTCGGTTGCTCTTGACATGGCTGTTCGGTGGTTAGTGTCCTTGCCCACGCAAGGGTTTCTTTCCCCGACGACGTGGCCTTGAATGTTGGCCGTATCCAATTCGGGTGGTTTTTGGGGGTCCCGCCTTGTGTTCAATGCGAGACGTACCTACTTTACTGCGAACAGCCATTACGGCTCCTCAGGCCACGTTACGTTCCAGGGGAATCCGTTTTGTCCAGTCACATCACGCAGTTCCTGGCGGTAGACGGCCCACGCAGCTGCATCCACGGGGGCATCAGGCAGCTGGGTCCAGTCGCAGTCGGCCAGCCGCTGAGTGCGGTCAGCGCGAACAGACTTAGCCTGGTCGGCATCCATCAGTACCTTCACTTCGTCATCGTATTCAGCAACGACGTACTTGGTGAACCACTGACCATCCACCTCTTCCACGCCATCACGGGCGACGTACTCATACGGAGGGGTTGTATCAGGACGCGGCCCCTCAAGCACCGGGTCGTAGCCGAAGCTGTCGATGATCTCGGCAGTCAGCTGTTGGGGGAAGCTGGTGTTGCGGTTGTCATTGCGGAACTGCGATTCGGTGATCACAGCTCCTGTTTCTCGGTTGCGGAGTTCCATGGGGCTAAGCGATTGCGAGGAAGATGAAGCTGCCACCGTTTGCATTAATAGCGGCAGGGGCAGTAGAGCTGATCTGGAAGCCAGATGACAGCGGGTCGATGTAGTCGGTGTTGGTGACTTCAGCGGCGGTGGAGTTCAAAAGCAGGTACGGGTCGTTACCGCTGATGATGCCGCGTGCGGTGTCCCAGACGTACCAGTCGCCGGTGCTATCGGTGCGCTTGATCAGCACAAAGCGGGCGCCGTTAGTGAAGCCGCAGTCAACGCTGAGCGTGGTGCCAGTGCCGGTGTAGCTGCCAACCTTGCTGACGCCGGGGCAGGAGGCGAAGAGGTAGGCGATAGCTCTATCGCCAGACGCAAAACCGAGGCTTGAGCTTCGGATATTGAAAGTGGTTGCGGTCGGATTCACAGTGCCCCACGCATCTGTAAAAGTACTGCTGGCGCTTGTAGTTTGCAGAATTAGGTAAGCACTTCTACCCAAATTTTTATGGTAAACATACCAAGAGCCAGCAGCTGAGCGTTCTTTTACGACAATAAGTTCGGGAACGATAGTTAAGCCATGAGTTACTTGTTGATTAGTTGATCCATCGCCCGTATAAGCCACCACGTCGAAGAAGCCGGGGGCGCGGCGGAATAGATAGTTAATAAACGTATTGGAAGAAGCATTCGTAATAGTGGATGTTGTTCCCACCTTTACGCCATCCATTACGTCCCACGGATTCGCTTGCAGGATGGTGGTTCCAGCCGCTACTTCTGCAGCGGTGGATGATGTTTCTAAATAGCCAGTGCCCGTCAACCTTGCGGCGAATAAGTCGCCAACGGCTGAGCCACGGTTTTTAATCAGTACCGAGTCAGCAGTTTGTCCGCCAGTAACCGTGGCATTTGCTCCCGTACCGCTGCGGGCGCTCAACCCAAACACCTTCGTCGCATCCGTAGGCGTCTTCATCGGCCCACGGCGGATGGCGATGTAGATAAAAGTGCTAGAAGAGGAATAGCTTTCTATG